AGTTTTTTAAAAAGTTGTTAAATTTGTTTACGAATATAAAAGAAAGGAAAGTAAAAAATGAATACACCACAAATTTTCAATTTCGAACAAAACGAGGTTCGAACTGTTTTAGTAAATGATGAACCATATTTTGTAGGGAAAGACGTTGCAAGTGTTTTGGGTTATTCAAACACTAAAGATGCTTTGTCGCGGCATGTAGATTTGGAAGATAAGATGGGGTCGCGAATCACGACCTCAGGTCAATCGAGAGAGATGACGATTATCAACGAATCAGGTCTATACAGTTTAATACTTAAATCCAAGCTACCAAACGCAAAGAAGTTCAAACGTTGGGTAACGAGTGAAGTGTTGCCAGCAATTAGAAAACATGGAGGTTATCTAACTCCAGAAAAAGTAGAAGAAGCTTTGCTTAATCCAGATACAATCATTCAATTAGCAACTCAACTAAAAGAAGAAAGAACTGGAAGATTAATCGCAGAACAAAAGATTGCAGAGTACGAACCTAAAATCTCCTATTTAGATAGCATATTATCTTCTACAGATTCAGTAACAATTAGTCAGATTGCAGCAGATTATGGGATGTCTCCACAACAGATGAATAAATTACTTCATAAACTAGGTATTCAGAAAAAAGTCGGTAACCAATGGTTATTGTGCAAAAAACACATGAACCAAGGATACACAAAATCTCATACAACTGAGATCCCGAAAGCCGATGGTGGCACTAAAATTGTAATGAATACCAAATGGACACAGAAAGGGCGTCTATTTATCTACGAATTACTAAAAAAAGAAGGATATTACCCTCAAATGGATTTAGAGGAAATTGGTTAGAAAGGAGTTTTAGTATGACTGACATTGCAGAAATCACTCAACGAGATAGAGAAAAAATCAAAGAATATGTCGAAAGTTCAAAGTTCTTAACTTACACCATGCTTGCTGAAAGATTTGGAATTAGCAAAAGCTACTTATCTTTAATTTTAAACGGTAAAAAGACTTCTGCAGAAGCAAACAGAATTATAGATTCGATTATCACTATGTACGAATTGTAAAGGGAGGAACAGCTAATGCAATATCTAGAAGCAAAAATCCCAATTCCAGAAGGCTATGTAATTATCTCCCAAGTGGATTATGAGGAGTTAAAAAAAGCTGATGATACTGGTAGATGGATGACGTTGCCAGAAGTGCTAGAACGGATTAACAGAAAATATGATTGGTTTACTTCTAGAGTTTTAAAGAACCCAAGATATAGAAATATTATCGATATCGAGAAAAACAAAAATGGATTTGTCTATTATCCAGTTGAAGGAAGAGACACATATCTATTTTTAAGAAGTAAAACACTTGAATTTTTAGAAACAAATTTTTCGGAAATCTTAAGGAGGCAAGCGGATGGGAAAATTTAATAGAGCGCTAGTGTTCAGCGCACCGCTAATCATCTACGCTTTAGGACTTTGGGGAAGCAGGCAAGCGTTGATAGGAACGATTGTTTACATGGTTTGGATTTTTATGGGGCTTGATGAAGCTGAAGCTGAGTACAGAGCGAAAAAGCCAACCGAGGGGGCTGACTAAAAATGAATAGAAAAGAGAAACTAGAATGTATATTACTATTACTCAGTTTAATTCTTTCACTAATTTCTCTATTGGGAAGTTTGTATTTTTGATATCAACAATTTTGTGGATTTGGGTTCTATTTAGAGTAAATATCATTTTTGTTTGGTGATTAAGGAGTTTATTAAAATTAATTTTCCCTACTTCAAATGCAAGGTAACAAGATATAGCACTTTTAGGAGGAATATTTAGCGGTACAGCTTCAGAGTATATTCTATTATCATCGACTGATCCTCCTTTAGCAATTAATTTCTTAAATGGAGTAGCTGACCATCTGCGGTTTAAGTTAGCGGATGAAAGTTCTAAATTAACTAACATAGCTGGTTCTGTTGAATAGTTAGAAATGATTACTTTTGTATAAATCATATCTGCAGCGAAGTAAGAAGCATTAAGTTCAACTTCTAGTTGAGGGCGCATTCCTTTTATTTTTATCCCTGTTAAAAACGTACTCAATATAAAACTTATTATTGACATCCATTGAAAAATTGTTAAGTGAAAAAAATTCAAAATAAACACCACCAGTTTTTAACTAAATTATACCAAAAAGGAGAGAAGAAATAATGCAAGAATTAGTAATTTTGAAAAATAAAGAAGCTGTGACTACGAGCTTACAAGTGGCAGAAAGCTTCGAGAAAAAACATCAACATGTTTTAAGAGATATTGATGCACTAAAAAAAGATGTGTCCAATTTTGGACAGATGTTTGTAGAAGGTAATGAACCAGATTCATATGGCAGAAATCGACGAGTTTTCTTCATTAGTAGAGATGGATTTTTCTTGCTGGCTATGGGGTTTACAGGAAAGAAAGCTATCTACTTCAAACAAAAATACATTGAAGCATTCAACGAAATGGAAGATGTTATTCGCAAGAATACTGTTCCTCAAACAATTGAAGATATGATGATCTATCAATTAGAAGAAATGAAAGATGTTAAAAAAGATGTTTCCATGCTTAAAGATACTATGCGAATTAGCGGACAACAAGAGTTTGAAATTAAGCAAAAAGGAAATATGAAAGTTATGGGAGTTCTAGGGGGAAAAGAAAGCCGAGCTTATGAAGAAATCAGCAAAAAAGTATTCTCAAAATTTTGGTCTGAATTTAAACGTACCTTTTCAATCCCAAGATATGGCGAGTTACCTCGTAAGAGATTCGATGATGCTGTTTCATTTATTGAAATGTGGTTGCCAGAAACTGCGATCCGTATGGAAATTGATCAACTGAACAGACAACAGAGACTTTTTGGTGATGACAATGAATAGAGCTGAAGCGCTAAGAATAGGGACGGCAATTGCTAATTGCTGGTGGAAATACTATAAACCAATCATCCTAAGCCAACAACATATTGACAAGCAAAAAGCATGGCAACAAATAAAAAAGTGACTCCGCCGGCAAGCAAAGAGTCACAAAGAAAACACATCATAAGGAGATTTTAGCATATGGAAAAAGAACTTTCCACTCTAGATCAATATTTGATTGATCCTGATTGGGGCAAGCCGAAAATTGAGGAAACAAGTGGTCGAAAAATCAGACGAAATCTTTTGACGAATGAAGAACTAGCTTGGGATCAAGATGATTTAGGCAACCATGTAACTATTTGGGATCATGTTTATCTTATCCATCTATCGAAGCATTCGAATAAACCTGAATATATTTACGTCATCGAAGATGGCTTGATTGATGCGCTAGAAGAGTACGACAGAGATAACTTGATTGATATCTCTTATTACGGACCAGGTAAGAAATACATTGCTGAAATGGAGGCAGAATTTGATGAGTGAAATCAAAGGGACAACGAACTTTGAAAAACTTTTTAGTCGTAAGTTAAATAAAATTCTCAAGAAAAAAGGAAATTTTGATTATTTATCTTGGGCTCACGCGTGGGAGATTATGAAAAAGAATGATCCACAGGCAACGGTAACTATTAATGAGTACAAACACTACAGGGTTGTTTCTGGAACTCATCAAGACTTTCTTGTTGAGGAATATAAACCTTTTCTTATGGATGAAACTGGGACTTATGTATCTGTCTCAGTAACGGTTAAAGGACACACGGAAACCGAATTATTTCCTGTTTTAGATTATCGAAACCAACCAGTTGTTAAACCAAATGCAATGCAAATCAATAACTCATTGAAGCGATGCTTTGTGAAAGCATTGGCTCTACACGGACTGGGATTATATGTATTTCAAGGGGAAGATATTCCAACACCACCTAGAATCGATACAAAGAAATTAAACATGCTAGAGACGATTCTAGAAGCTTTCAATGAGCAGATGGGTAAAGATATGACCAAAACCTTAATCGAATATGTTAATGAGCAGACAGATAAATTAGGGCTCTTAGCTGATAACGTTGAAACTATTGAACAGTTAAGCTATGAGCAATGTGCCTTGATGGAGCGAGCAATAGCAGCTAAGAGAAAAGAATTAGATAAGAAGTGATATGAGTGTTTAAACCATTAATCGATTCATATTCAGCGGTTCTGAAAAAGTTCAAAGGAAAAGACATAAGCGCAACCATCAATGAGGAAGTGAACATTGATCGACTAAAGACGATGTATGACGGCTACGATGGTGATCGAGTCATTGAAATTCGTTTTATTGATCCTAGACGTTTCACCGTACAGCAACGAAACTTCATCTATGCGCTGATAGGCGATATTTTTATCGATACAGGCATGCCAACGGACTTCTGGAAGGAATTCTTCTACTTTCGTTTTGAAGGTGTCACAGGGCGCAAAATAAGCCTGAAAGACGAATCGAATACAACTGTGAGTGATGCCAATGTCTTAGCAAATATCATCTTAGATTTCATCTTTGAACATCATATTCCTTTCAAAGAAGGCTATGAGATTTTACCTGCGAATCAAGAATATTACTTCTACAAATGCATCACAAAAAGAGTCTGCTGCATCTGTGGCAAAACAGGAGCTGACATCGATCACTTTGACAAAGCGCTAGGAAGACGAAAGCGCAAAGAAGTTGATCATGCAGAGTACACATTTGCAGCACTCTGCAGAATCCATCACACAGAGAAGCACAAAATAGGTGTGATTAATTTCAAAAATAAATATCAAATCAAAGGGATCAAATTAAACCAGAAAACAATCAAAAAGTTAAATATTGGAGGGTAAAAATGACAGAACATCGAAGTTATTATGCGATTATACCAGCCAACGTAAGGTACGACAAAAGACTTAAACCAAATACTAAGTTGTTATACGGAGAGATAACGGCCTTGTGTAATGAAAGAGGCTTTTGTTGGGCAGGCAATGAGTACTTTGCAGATTTATATGGTGTGAATAAAGAGACCATATCGCGATGGGTAAGTGATTTGATTAAGTTTGGATACTTGAATCGGGAAATCATTTACAAAGAGGGTACCAATCAAATAATCAATAGGTACCTACGAATTAATCAATACCCTATTGACGAAAAACGCAATACCCCTATTGACGAAAAAGTCAAAGATAATAATACATCTATTAATAATACATTTAATAATACAAAAGAATATATAAGAGAGTTACCGCCTTCGAAAAAATCGAAGGCTAAGCCCGTCCGTCATAAATACGGAGAGTATAAAAATGTTCTTTTGTCAGATGAGCAGATGGAGAAACTCAAAACAGAATTCCCTAATGATTACCAAGAGCGAATCGAACGACTGTCAGAGTATTGTGAATCATCTGGTAAGACTTATAAAAACTATTTGGCAACTATTCGAAGTTGGGCAAGGAAAGAAAAAAGTGAACCTAAGAACGCAAGCAGTGGATACAAGCGCACAGGAAGACGAGAGAAGCTTCCTGAATGGGCAATCGACCAAGAAGCCTATCTCAAGAAAAAAGCGCTAGAACGAGCTAATAGACAATCAAAAGCACCATTCTAAGAGGTGGAAAAATGAAGATCGATTATCTAGAACTAATTAATGAAATAGCGAATTATAAAAAGGGCGAGGAATTAGACGTCCTGAGAGACGTATATGATCAACTCGAAGAAGCTGGAATTGAAGGAATTAAGAATGATCGTTCGAGTTGGAGTAAGCTCAGATACTATTTCGCACTTTATATCGATACAACACAATTAAGAAATTTAGCATATACCAAATTACTATTTGTTGATTGTGTTAAAGGCTTGCAAAAACATCTTAATGAACTTGAGCAGGTGTAATCAGATGGACCTAAAGACATTTACAGCACAGATTGAACTAATGCATCAAGAAGCTTTAAGACAAAGTGTATCGTACGAAGACAAGTGGCTCAACACGTTCCATGGCGGACGTGAGAGCGCACTTGATCAAGTACTCAAATTACTGAAAGGAGAATGTCGGGATGGATAAGAAAGCGGCAATGCAGCGAATTATCGAATTGACTTATTCAGAAGATTGGCAAAATGACAAAGAAGCTGCTTCAGAAGTGATGAGGCTTGGAAGAGCGATGTGGGCAGACAAGAGCAACAAGCCAAGACCACGAAAAATCGCAATTTGGCACGGTGACAAACTTCTAGTGATAGGGACAGCTGAACAGTTAGCAAGTCTCACAGGCTTGCACGAGAAAATCGTGAGGAAAAGAGCAAGGTGTGGCTACACAGACGCTAAGAAGAGAACGTTTAGATACGTGGAGGAATCATCATGACAACAGAAGAAGTGATTCAAATGCGTATTCGAAGCCTTCAGCGTGAGATTGACGATCTGGAACGAACAAAGGCAGTGATGGTCAATGAAACGGCGAGAAAGGCAATCGATTTGCACATAGAGAATTTAAGAAGGGAAATCCATCGATTGGAGGAATGAGCGTGGATAAGAAAGCAGCAATGAAAAGAATTGCTGAATTAACCAAGTCAGAATCTTGGCAAGAAGACAAAGAAATAGTTGCAGAAGTCCAAAAGCTCGGTAAATCAATGTGGACTGAAAAGCCCAAACGGAGAACGCCGAGAAAAATTGCAATCTGGCATGATGACCGAATTNTAGTAACAGGTACTGCTGAACAGTTATCTGAAATTACTGGATTAAGCAAAAACATTATCTGGGATAGAGCTAGGAGCTTATGGATTGATTCAAAAGGACGACAGTTTAGGTATGTGGAGGAGAGATAATGGATCTCATTACACAATACAGTGACATCATCCTCAAGAAAATCATGATGAAGATTCAGAAAGATAAAAAATCAAAAGAACGAGCTGAATTAGTTAAGTTAGAAATGGCTGAAACAGGAGCAGGAGTGCGAAGTAGCAGGCATTGGAAAGCAGCAGCAAACATTGAATTTTATTACAACGAAATTCAAAAAGGGTTCGATCAGATGCGTGAGCTGGATCGGCAAACAAATTGGAGCAAGAAACTTCATCAAGATCGTTTCAAATTTGTAGAGAAGTATAAAGAAATATTAGAAGAGTATTTGAGGAGGACAGCAAATGATAAAAAAACTCGTTCAATTCAGCATGGATTTATATGATATCGAATCAGGAGCAACACTATCTGTGGAATCGGACCATCTAATCATAAATTTTGGTGGAAAGCGCCAGATTATTTTGTGGGTAGTTGATGATGTACTGTTTCCAGAAATTGTTCATGATTTCGAAGAATCAAAAGCGGTTGAGTTTGAAATAGTGAAAAAAGTAATGGAATTGATTGAAAAATACGAGGAGGACAGCGAATGATACCGAAGTTTAGAGCGTGGGATAAACGAAAGAACGTAATGAGAGATGTAGCCGTCTTGCATTTTACTAAAAACGGCAAAACAAACTTTATTGAATATTGGATAAATCCTACCGAATTGAAATCATATCACGTGCGAAACATCGACCTCATGCAATCCACAGGAATGAAAGATAAGAATGGTGTGGATATATTTGAAGGGGATATAGTATTAGTCAGCGTGCGAAATGGCTTCGATTACTTAGATAATAAAGTCTGTATTGTCAAAAATTCAATAGATTATTCCGGATTAGTTTGTGCCACTGTTGATGAAGACTTAGAGTATCAAATTTTTAACACAGAGCTGTTTGAAGAATACACGTACGAAGTCACCGGAAATATATACGAGAATAGCGAGTTATTGGAGGAACAGCGATGAATAAACAGGAAGCAATCAAAAAGTTAGAAAGTATTAAAGCGATAGGAAATGATGCAATAGCTGCTTGCTATAACGAGAGTATAAATTCAGGTATTACGTTAATGAAAAAAATAGACGAACCGCAGAAACCAGTTATTCCACAACTCGTGGCCGGTTGGCTTGAGAAATCTACGGACCCTTTTACAAAAGCTGAAAAAATAGCGTATTTAATCAAATCTAAAGATGGTGATTCATATTATTTCTGTGATTGGTTTGTACGAGATGGCATAGTGACGCAAGAGCAAGGAGAAGAATTACTCGCTTGGGCAACAAGACAATCATATGAAACACTATTGAGCCTATACAACGGCTACGAGGTTGAGAAAGAGCCGTTATGGGCAATAAAGAATGCCGATGGAAACTATCTTACTAAATGTGCTTTATGGGGAAAAGATGGAGTAAATTATAGTTTTGAATGCAATCCATCTCATCGATTGCTTTTCACTGATAAAGCAACAGCGGATGCTGCAGCATTGTTGGTGAATGGAACAGTGGAAGAGGTGGTAGAAGGATGAAATATAGAAAGAAACCAGTAATCATTGAAGCGGTGCAATTTAATCGATCAAAAGCGGAAAGGGATGTTGCAAAGTACTATCCGATGGTTACAGATATGGCTAGATTAACTACAGCGAAAGGAACCGAAGAAAGTGAAGGCAGATTTTTCATTTCTACTTTAGAAGGGAATATGACTGTTAAAGATGGAGACTATATTATTCAAGGTGTGGAAGGCGAATTTTATCCATGTAAGCCAGATATTTTTGAAAAAACATATGAGGCGGTGAAAGGATGAGCAGACCTCTAATGCTCCATATACCAGACGGAACAAAGGCAATTGCAATTAGTATTGTTGCTGAACGAAAAGATGGCGGTTTGGCGTTGACCACAAAAGGTATTGATACCAAACAGATTTTAGAAGGCAGAGATGTCGAGATAGAGATCGATGAGGAGGAAGCGGAATGAATGTTCAAGTTTATTTAAAAAGAGATTTGGCCAGGTTTCCTCGAAGCTGGGATGAATATTCCTGCTCATTCGAGGCAGAAGAAGAGAGCTATCTAATGTCTGCTAACATGATAGAAATTACAAGAGATGATGCGGATGAGTTTGATAAAAAAAGATCATGGTACTCGGTTTCGAATCCAATGTATACGGCTGTAATAGAAGATTATCATATATCCGACAGATTTATTCTGGTTGATCTAGAAAGACCTAAGAAACGAATTAAACAGTATAGACGTTGCGGGTTTTCAACAAAGAAATGGTGAAAACAAAACAGAGGTGAAGAAAAATGAACAACAGACATCGCAGAATAACAAAACTAAGAAAACAGGAACTGAATGTACTAAAGACAAAGTTTGAAAAAGAATATGGAATTTCAGCAGAAAAAACATATAAAGCGGCAAGTCAGTTTGTTGCTGATGTAAGTGATGCTATTCGTAAGTTTGGAATTTCGATATTAAGTGATGATCGTAAATTGGAGGAAAAAGAATGAAACTAAAAGACGGATTTTACGCTAGTAGTCATGGTATCGGCGGTTTAATGCTAGATATGCCGACAAAGAACCCTAAAACACGTAAGAAACCAAAAGTCAAAGTCGGTGACATGGTTCGCTGTGAAGCTGAAGAGTTCATCTATCCGTTTCGTGGATATGTAGAGCATCTCTATAATCACTCAGCGATCATTCGTATTGAAAACACGATGGAATGCGATAAATGGACAGCTAAAAGCAAAGAGAATTTAGCAGTGGCTCGATTGGTGGATATTGAACTCATTGAAGGCAAATAAAAAAGACCCGTCAAGAGTCTTCTTTGCGAATAATATCAATACCGTGTTTTTCAAGTTGCTCAGTAGAGTTCTTAACAATTCTCATATTAAATTCCATTTCAAGGCAACGAATAAATTCTTCTCTGTATTCACGAGCAACGTTGGATGCTATTTTCAGGAAATCGTTTGGATCTTCTGTCAGCTCAATTTCGACTGGAGGATACTCCAAATCATTCAAAACGTATTCGGCTGCATTTTTCATAGCAGTGCGTGAATCAATAGTAACTTTCATAGTATCGCCTCCCAAAGCGATTATAGCATGGAAGTCTAATAAATAAAAAAGCCGGATCGCTCCGACTGATTCAATAAATCCAACACATTTATTATATCACATAAAGGAGCGGTTTGACTTGATGCAATTGTTACGAGAGGTAGATTTCAAACAGACAAGATGTAATGCGAGAGATGTGCTGAAGAACTTTCGGCGTTTGGAGCGGATGGCAGGTCGCTCTTTGATAGATATTAAGTCGCCGATTATAACGGATATGCCGAAGGCACCGAAGCATGGCAATAAGGCAGAAGACGCGATTATTCAGATGATGGATATAGAAACGGAGAGAGATGCGATTCTAGCGGCTTTGATGGCTCTTAGTCTGATTTTAGTCGTCAGATACTCTACTACAGCTTCTGTGTGCCAGATCGCTTCTCAAACTACAGAATTATCCGTGAAGTGGGTTATTCAGAAAGAAGTATACAAAGGATGAAGTCGGAAGCTCGAATAGAGTTTGCCGAAGCATATAACCACGGAAAAATAATTGCTTATAAATAATTTGGCGGTTTTTTGGCGGAATGATGGGGGTTTTTGGACATTTACCAGTGTTATTATGTTAGTGTCGAAAGATTAGGAAACAGGATCGACAAAATAAACTAAGGGAGGCAATCTCCCTCATCGTTTTAAACTTCTTCTTAGATAGACAGCAACTAATTATGAAGAAAAGGATGTGAATTCAACTCCTCCTAAATTCTTCATCGGTTGCTGTTTATTTTGATTAGACAGCAGCACTCACAAAACTAAACATGTTCTTGTCGTCTTTCAACTGCTGATGTCTATTAATTTATGTATTGGAGAAAAGAAAAATGAAATTATCAGTAGAAGGCACTCCAGAAGAAATACAAGAATTGCTCCAAGCTATTGGTAGTAG